CTAGTGGGGTCAAATCTGGGGCAATTCGGGTAAAAAGGAGTAAATTTAAAAAAAGGCTGCTCGATGCCGGATATATCTTGACTAGTGATGAGGGTTATTATGCTAATTTTGGGGTAATAAATTTATAATGAATGTAATCATGGTGTTAAGTGTCTGTTACCTTGTTACCTTCTGTTACCTTTTGTTACTGGTAACAAGTGTTGCATAGTTTGCGTTTTGTTACCACTGTTACCACCACCCTTTAGGGTGGGTAACAAGGTAACAGAACTATGCGCGATTTTTGGAAATGTGGAAATGTTGAATAGTTGAGTAAATTGTAGGGTTATTATTTTGGGGTTAATAGAGATGAGAATAGTTCTCATTTGGGGAGATGGTGTTTTTTAGATTTGGTGTGATGTGGTTTTTTAGATTATGATAATTTTTCTGGTCGGTGTCGGTTTATCTTTTTTGGATAGTGGTTGGTTTTATTTTGATGGTGTGTATTTTTATTTGAGGGTTGATTATGGTGGGTAGATTATTGCACCCTCGGTATGGTGTGGGTATGGCATTTAAACGAGTTTTGAGGGGTCATACGCGCATTATTATGTGTTGGGTAACGTAGGGTAGCTTAATGGGGTTGTGGTACGGTAGCGCGCCCCTATTTTGGGCAATAAAAAAGCCCCCATTTAGAGGGCTTGGGTTTTGGTGCGTAAATTCATGGGTTGCGGATAGAGTTAAGCAATCGGTAAAATGCGTTATCGTCCGAAGTATATCCGCCTAAAACGTGAGAGCAATCCATTATCAAACTATCTCTAGTGCGCTCAAGTGTACTATCCGTCATGAAATCATCATCTTGTTCATGGTGCGAAAATATTGTGTCAGATATGTGATAGGTTTGCATTTTATGTACCCTCGTTAATAGTTAATTGATCCAATGCCTTCAAAGATGCTACATATTCATGTTCATATCGAAGCAACTCACGTTGCGCTTGCAATACTACTTGATAAGCGGTATCTCTACGCTGTTCGGCAACTATGGACGCGACCTTTTCTAGTGTGATCATTTTAAGCCCCTATAAAATACATCATTAAAAAGAAAATTGCATACCCTATTGGCAATAAGAATATAATCATTTTAATCCCCTATTAAGTTAATCCGCACGCGTTCCAGCGTAGGCCGGTATATTATTATCCCGCAATATGGCCGCGTAGGCCTGGGCGCCTGCTTCTTTGACGTCCATTGATTGTGTACCATTGCCCGCTGGATTCCATAACACCCAGCCAGGATCCCACGATTTTTTAAAGCCCACGGCCTTTAACGCATTACGCAATTTACCATTGCGCCCGGGATTTACTGTCACCCAGGCAAAGCCGCAATAGTAAGACTCACCATATTGCGATACATAGCAGCGCTCGGCTTCCCTGGCCATTGTTAAAGCTTCATTGTGTATTGTGGTTATATCCATTTTAATGCGCTCCCATACGTGAATTAATAATACCCTCTTCGATCATGCGCGCCGCCTGCCTGCCAATTGCGCCCTCTAGCGTCCAGGCCATGCCACTATCAACTAAATACTGCCAGGCCGCATTGTATTGCTCATCGTTATCACTATCTTGCAGGCCTATTGCTATATTTACGGCCTGCATTGCATTCATTGTCACATTGCCCGTGTGGATCGTTATCATTTTAATACCCTCCATTAGTTAACTACAAAGCCCGAATTATCTTTTTTGGCGCGGCCTTTCGCTGTTAGGCCGATAATATGGCCGGCCGGATCCAAAAATCTTAAATCGCTATCATCACCAGATATCACTGGCCGCCCCAAATACGTGGCCGGCAGTGCGCCCCTAAAAACTACAGCGATATTTTGGTCGCGTGCAATTGCCTGTAATACATTGGCATGGTTACCATCGGCATTAGAAAATGTTAGATGATAATTTTCTGGTGTAACGCGTTTGGGTATCTTGGTGTAGTCATAAAATTGCACGTCCGGGAAAATATCGAAAATAGTTTGGCCGGTAAATGCGCCGGACGGTATGCGCTGTTTTTCCCAAACAATATCGGACGTGCCGTTAAGCCGGATCGACAATTTAAGGCCTTTTCGTGCGGCCTGTTTTTGCGCCAGTTTAATATCGGCTATCAATTGCGTAAAGAATGCCGGACGATCTAACGCATATAGTTTGGTTTTTCTAATGCGCGCCTCTTGAATCGTGTTAGTAGTAGCCCCGGCCTTAAATATGCCGCCCCGCCCCGCCCACATAAGACAGGCAATTTTGCAGCCGTGTGTGGCCATGGAGCAAACATTTATAACGCCAGATAAATCGGAGGGAGCCAAATGTAATATATATGTGGCATGGTCATATTTAAGGCCTTTCGCTATTTTCTGATTTGCGCTCGGTACAGTTAGTAAATTCATTATATTGCGCTCCTATATGCGTCATAATTGCGGATTTTGCTTTGTTTGTTGGTGTGCCTATGACTAAATTGAATCGGCCTATTGTATGCGGCCACAAATGCCATTAAATCACAATCTTCCTCAAGATATACATATGCGCCGCGCTGGTATGAATAGCTAGATATTTTAATCCCGGTACTGTCAACAAGCTTGCGCGCTACTTTTGCCCATGCATGGCCGGGATCCGCGTATACGGTGACTTTCATTTTATATACCCTCCACAATCAAAACTGCAAAAACAAAGGCCATAAACGCGCCTAAAAGATATGGGTATGATTTATGGTTTACTATGGTTTGCATTGCTTCAAATATTTTATCGTGTAACATTTTATACCCTTTCAATGATGGGGCATTGCTGCCCCCTGGTTAATTAATATTGTTTGCTGCTGGAATGAATAATGCGCCCTTTTTTTATTCTGTCTTTGATATATGTCAACAAATGTGTAAATAGTTTGAATAAATATTTATAGGTATTTTGCCATCCCGTGCGCGCTTATATATGGGAGCTATAAGTTTTGCTTATGGTTACTATAAGTTTTAGTTATGGTTATATAGGATGGTCGGATATGGTGCGCCCTCAACTCACCCATCCCACAATTAGCCCCGGCAAATTACCCCCGGCACAATTCCCGGCCATACTATATATATAGTACTCAATTTCATTAGCTATTAATCACCCATCGGCTGCGCGCTTGTTGCACGCTTGTTGCGCTACGCTGTGCTGTGTGCGCTTGCTGTGTGTGCGCTGTGTACTGAGCGCACGCAAGCTGTTGATTGTATGTGTGTAGTGAGAGAGACCACAGGGGGGGGAGGGGTATTGGATTGGGGGAAAATTTTCAGTATCAGCCACCTCTCACAAGAGTAGTAATTGACTTTATTTTGTGTTTGTAGTATCCTCTTAATGAACCAACTACAAAGGAAGAATCATGTTGACACAAGAAAGGCTAAAAGAATTAATGACTTACGATGAAAGCACTGGAATATTCACGCGGATAAAATCTATACAGCGAGCTGGATACAGGGTAAGTGATAAGTTAAATGTTGACGGCTATCTTGCACTTTGCATTGATTATAAACTGTATCTTCAGCACAGAGTTGCTTGGCTATACGTTTACGGTCAGTTTCCTGAAGGCCATTTAGACCACATAAACAGGATTAAGACTGATAACCGAATTATCAATCTTAGAAAGGTTACAGATTTTGAAAACAGACAAAATTGCTTGCCACCACCAAATAATATATATCCAAATGTTCACTGGTTAAGCAGAAAAAATCTCTTTAGGGTTCGCGTCAAGTCTGCAAGAAAGGCATACACTAGATGTTTTAAGTCTTTGGATGACGCAAAACAGTGCTCAGACGAATTTAGAGCAAAATACAAACCGCTGTTCACTGTAGTTTAGACGTATTGCAATTTTAAAAAAAAAGAGGTATATTAAGCTCATGGCAATCACCAAGACACAAGCAGCCCAAGCACGACTAGAACGATCTAAAGAGAACAAGAGGCTGCACAAGGAGGGCAAAAAGGCTTTCGCCTGTCAGAAGGTTGGCACAGATGTCGGCAATAAACAACGTATGGCAGAGTTCAAGGAAAGGCTACTCAAGTCTGCCGTCGGCACTAACATTATCAACAAAATCATAGATATAGCAACAGATGATGCCCACGTTGGTCAGATGGCTGCTCTCAAGATGTGCATAGACAGGATACTGCCTATGTCCTTGTTTGAGGAGAAGAAAGGTGGTGGCGAGCGAACTGCTGTCACTATCACCATTGGTGGGATAGGGGAGGCTCCGATAACTATTGGGGCAGAGCATGAACCACTAACATTGGAGCATGATGGCTGACCTAAACTTCTCTCTCTTGGCGTGGCAAAGGGGCGTACTGTCTGATAAGACACGCTTCAAGGTCGTATGCGCTGGCAGACGCTGTGGCAAGTCACGCCTAGCAGCCGTCACGCTGATAATTGAAGCACTGCAATGCCCCAAAGGCTCCTCGGTCATGTACGTTGCACCCACCATGGGGCAAGCGCGTGTCATTATCTGGGATTTGTTGTTGGATCTTGGAAGGGAGGTGATAACTGCATCTCACATTAACAATCTTGAAATTACGATGGTTAATGGGGCTAAGATTTACATTCGTGGAGCCGATAATCCAGATGCTTTGCGTGGATTATCATTGACTTATGTGGTGTTAGACGAGTACGCCACTATTAAACCTATGGTGTGGGAACAGATAATTCGCGCCTCTTTGAGTGATAAGAAGGGGCGAGCACTGTTCATTGGTACTCCATTCGGGCGAAACCACTTCTATGACATTTATCAGTTGGGCGATAGTGGCGAGGATGACGAGTGGAAGTCTTGGCACATGACAACTGAGGATAATGAGCTTATTGACCCAGAGGAAATTGAGAAGGCGCGTCGCACCATGTCATCTTTTGCCTTTAAGCAAGAGTACATGGCTTCATTTGACAACGCTGGCACCAATATATTCCGTTCGGAGTGGGTAAAGTATGGTAGTGTCGAGCCAGAAGGCTCTTGGTTCATGGCGATTGACTGTGCCGGCTTCGAAAGTGTGTCAAGTCAGGCCAGTGCCTCCAAAAAACGCTTGGATCAGACGGCCATTGCGATAGTTAAGGTGTCTGACGATGGCAAATGGTGGGTAAAGAACATAGAATACGGCAGATGGGACATAAGAGAGACTTCTGTTAGAATTTTAAAGAATATACGCGAATACAGACCCCAAGTTGGCATAGAAAAGGGTACAATGATGAACGCTGTCATGCCGTACTTGACAGACTTGATGAGAAAGAATAACATATACGCACACATTTATCCCCTAAGTCACGGAAATCGCAACAAAACTGACAGAGTGGTGTGGGCTTTACAGGGGATGTTCGAACACGGTAGAATCACGCTTAACGGTACTGGCATGAAGTCAAAAGATTCATGGCAGAGTGTTTTTTTGGACGAATATCTTATGTTCCCCACGAAAAACGTGCATGATGACCTTATTGATGCTCTTAGCATGGTTAGTCAGATGGCTGTCACAACTTATCGTGGTGGAGCAGACGATGATGCGCCAGAATATGAGCCATTAGATATTATAAGCGGCATATGATGTTGTATTTAAAGGGGATAAGATAATGGTTCAATGGAAAAAACTAAGGATTACTGCTACTGGATTGGTCGCTGGCATCGGGGCTGGTAATACTTATGGAGGAATTATCACTCAGGCAGTAGGGACAACAACAACCATCGCGGTGTATGACGATACGTCTGCCGTGACTGCCAGTTAGATAACCCCAGTGACAGCGACAGCCACAACTAACGTAGCTGGAGTCTTTACACCATGTATCGGCAGTTCAGTTGGCACTTTGGTGTCAGTACCAGCAATGACTGCTGGAGTTGTACTGGATAAAGGACTGTTTATCACTGTTGGCGGTACAGGATCACCTACATTCTTAGTTCTCTACCGATAGGCAGTCACAATGCAAAATAACGAGGATGATCCACTGGTTGAGTCAAAATATGACGAGCCAAGTGAGAACGACAAGGAATTATTGGCATTTATCATAGACCATACAGATAGATGGCGAGATTACCGCGACCAGAACTTCTCAGATGACTGGTTGAAATACGAGCGCATCTTTCGTGGAGTCTGGGCAGCAGAAGATAAGCAGCGACAGTCAGAACGATCTAGAATCATATCTCCAGCAACTCAGCAAGCAGTAGAAACTCGCCATGCTGAAGTCATGGAGGCTATCTTCGGTCAGGGAGAGTTCTTTGACATTGAGGATGACCTTCAAGATGTGAATGGCACTGCTCTTGACATTGAAAAGCTAAAGAAACAGCTTTACGAGGATTTTGCACAGGACAAGATACGCAAATCCATTGACCAAATTGAGTTGATGGCAGAGATTTACGGCACAGGCATTGGCGAAATTGTCATTTCTACGGAAAAGACATACACACCAGCCACAGTTGCTATGGATGCCCAACAAGCCGCCTATGGAGTAAAAGAAGGCGAAAGATTCTCAGTAAGACTCAATCCAGTTAACCCCAATAGCTTTATTTTTGATCCAAACGGAGTATCTATAGATGACTGCATGGGTATTGGTATTGAAAGATATGTTTCTATTCAT